ATTCGGTGACGTTGAAGGTTGTTATTCCTCCTGATGTTGAGGATATGCATGGGGCGCGGCTTCGTGCGGCGGTTGAGGGTGGATAAGCCGCCGCGTCCGTGTCGGAAGTGTCGTCAGCGTGTGTGGCGGGGCGGGTTGTGTGCGTCTCATTATCGGCAGCAGGATTTGCGTCGGGGTTCGGCGGCTGCTCGCGGGTATGGGTCGGGGCATCGTGTGTTCCGTGAGTCTGTGTTGGTGCGTGATCCGGTTTGTGTGTGTGGTGAGCCGTCGTCGGTGGCTGATCATTATCCGTTGACTCGCCGGCAGTTGGTTGTGTTGGGTTTAGACCCGAATGATCCGCAGCATGGTCGTGGGTTGTGTGAGCGGTGCCATAATTCGCATACTGCTCAGTCCACGATTGCGCGGCGGGATTGACTCAATTTTTTAAGCCATTGGATTTGCGGGTCGGGTGTGGTTACCCTCGGCCGTCGCGTTGGTGGCTTCTAGGTGCTTCTGGAAGGGTGTTTTGATGGGTTCTAGGGGGCCGAAGCCGGCTTCTAATCACTTGAAGATTTTGAAGGGTGTGCAGGAGTCGCGGATTAATCGTGATGAGCCGGTGCCGGGTGATGCTTCTGGCATTGTTGCTCCGGATATGTCTGAGGGTGCGCGTCGGGTTTGGGATCGTTTGGCACCGGATTTGATTGATAAGGGTTGTTTGACTCCGTGGGATGTGGATACGTTTGCCGTCTTTTGTAATGCGGTGGCGGTGTATCACGATTGCCGGGAGAAGATGGGTGTTCAGTACACGGATCGTGGTGCTGCCGGCGGGGTTATCAAGTCTCCGTTTTGGCAGATCATGAGGGATTGTTCGGACATTATGGCGAAGTATTCGGGCAAGTTTGGGTTGACTCCTGGTGATCGTGCTGACTTGAAGGTTGGCGGCGGCGATGGGGGGCCGAGGCTTGGCGCGGAACGGATTTTGGGGGGCTAATGACTAAGGTCAATATCGTCACTGTGACGAAAGTGCCTGTGGAGATGGATCGTACCGTGGTGGAATCCGATCCGCATACTGAAACGGGTGTGGATCTTTGCCTTGCTCTCAAGGCCGGGTTTGCTTCTGAGTATGCGTTTTTGGTTAAGGCCCAGAATTTCCATTGGAATACGGTGGGTCGAATGTTTTACCAGGATCATCTTTTGCTTGAGCGAATTTATACAGAGGTTCAGGAAAGCATTGACCCGTTTGCCGAGAATATCCGCAAGGTTCAGGATTTGGTGCCGGCCGGTTTGCAGAAACTTGATGCCTTGAGTGTTGTGAAGGATGCGGAGGACGTTACTGATCCTTTGCAGATGATTGAGCAGCTTCTTGCCGATAGCGATGTGTTGGCTGGTATGTTCCGCGATTTGTTTGTTTTGGCCGAATCGGTGGGCGAGCATGGATTGTCTAATTTTTTGGCTGACCGTCAGGACGCGCACCGGCAGCACAGTTGGATGCTGCGTTCCAGTTTGGGTCGATGAGCTTCGCGGAGCTTTTGAATAACTTTGGGTTCGATGAGGGCTTCCTGGCCGTGGTGATCGTGGTCGGGTTGACCGGGTTATGGCTTGACCGTTAGCCGTTCTCGGTGTCGCGGCACGGCTGAGCCTCGGACGATCTTCGGGGCCAGTCGTGTTTGCATGATAGGGGGTGCTTGTGGAGCCTTGCGGTTACACGTTCGATGAGGTCGAGTGCGCCGCCGCGGGTGACCATTTTTGCATCCCGCGTGCGGATAAGGCCCAGGCTTTCTTTGAGGAAATCTTGGTGCATACGAAGGGCCGCTATGTGCGGAAGAAGTTCATCTTGGAGCCGTGGCAGCGCGACGACATTATCCGGCCGATGTTTGGTCAGACGGTGTGGTCGGATGAGTTCGGTGAGTATAAACGCAGGTATGAAATTGCTTGGATAGAGCTTGCGAGGAAGAATGGAAAGACGGAACTGTTGGCTGGCATCATGCTTTATTTGTTGGTTGCTGACGGTGAGGAAGCTGCTGAGATTTATGGTGTAGCACGCGATATTAAGCAGGCTCATCTTGCGTTTGATGTGGCGAAGCAGATGGTTATTTACAGCCCGGTTCTGTCCAAGCATTTGCAGATCGCGGAGTACAAGAAGCGTATCTACCATCCGAGGACAAACAGTTTCTATCAGGTTATTGCCGCTGATGCTAAGTCGGCTCTTGGTTCTAACCCGTCTGGTGTTGGTGCTGACGAGATTTTGGCGTGGCAGTCGGGGGATATGTGGGATTCGCTGCGTACCGGCATGGGTTCGGGGGCGCGACTACAGCCTTTGATGGTGGCTTCTACTACGGCCGGCGCGGATCAAGAATCGTTTGCGTGGCAGATGCACAAGAAGATGGAAGAAGCGATCACTCGTCCTGACGACGAGGAGTTCAAGCATATCTTCGTGTACCTGCGAAATACGCCGATGGATGAAGATCCTTGGGATGAGAAGAACTGGCCTACTGCTAATCCGGCGTTGGGTGCGTTTCTGTCTTGGGAAGCTATGCGTAAGCAGGCTGCCGAAGCTAGGAACAATCCGATAGCGGAAATGGCGTTTAGGCAGTATAAGTTGAATCAGTGGCAGTCGTCTAATGTGCGCTGGATGAATATGTTTTTGTGGGATAAGCCGGGTAATAAAAGCACGGTGTATCCGACCGCGGCGGCGACGATGAAAGCGTTTGAGGGCTGCGAGTGTTACTTCGGGCTGGACTTGGCTGCGAAGCAGGATTTGTGTTCTATCTGCTACTTGTTTCCGTCTGCCGATCCCAGTTATGGGGTTGATGTGGTGTGGCGACATTGGATGCCCGAGGCGATGGTGCGGAAGCTGGATCGGTTGAATAAGGGCCGGTTCATGCGCGAGTTTGTTCGCGGTGGCTGGTTGACGGTCACTGAGGGTGATGTTCTGGACTTTGAGCAGTTCTACGCCGACATTGAGGAAGATGCGAAACGCTTCGTGATCCTGGGTGGCGACGTTGACAAGTGGGCTTCGGAGCCTGTGATTCAGCAGATGCGTATTCGCACCGGGATCGGTGTTGACGATGTGTTCGCCTACGATAACCAGTTCGCCAACATGAGCGACGGTATGCACAGAATTTTTGATCTGGTGACGGAGGGTAACTTCCGGCATCACGGTAATCCGTTGGCTAGATGGTGTTTCGATGCTGTTGAGGCTAAATACAAGATTGACGATCCGGATTTGATTAAGCCGGTTAAGCCTGATCGTATGACTGCCGAGAAAAGGATTGATGCGGTTCCCGCCGCGATTATGGCCGTGAATGCATGGCACTCGCGGGACGCGCAAATTACTTCCCTGTATGCCACAGAGGATGTCCTTATTCTCTGAGGAAGGACTTAATGTTCAGGAATGCTTTTCAAAAGAAGCTGTCGCAACGCTTCTTTGTTACCCCTAAGTCGGGGGTTAACTTTTCCGGTGTGCTTGTGAAGTGCGATAAAGGGTCTGATGGTCATAGCGTTTTTGCCGATGTGAAGGTTCACGTCGAGGGCAGAACCGAGGCGGCTACGGGAACTTTGTTTATCCGGAACGACAATGTTGCTTACTGCCAGGAGTTGCCAGCCGATGTTAACGGTTAGTGGTGGTTCCATTCCGATTGCCCCGCAGTCTTTGGCCGAGCTTCGTCCGATTATGTCAGAAGCGTACTACTACCCCGAAAGCATGGGCCTTGATCTTGAGTACAGGTATTCCCTGTACGGAGAGATTTACATGCATCAGCCTTGGGTTCATACGGTTGTGAATAAGCGTGCGGAAGCTGTGGCTCGTCTGCCGGTCAACGTGTGGGACGTGCGCGGGGATAAGTCCCGCGAGCTTGATACACGGTCGGCCTACGCACGTCTTATGGCCGATCCTTGTCCGAAAATGGATTCGTTTAGCTTTTGGGGTTGGGTTCAGCGCACCATCGACATTTATGGTGAAACTTACCTAGCGATCCAGCGAGATTCCAATGGGCAGCCGGAAGCTTTGCTGCCCATGCATCCGTCGCGTGTAGCGATTAAACGTAATCCGAAAGATGGTGCTTACACTTATTTCTTCCAGGCCGGTTCCGGTATTGGTACGGAGTTGGTGGCGTTTCCCGAGAGCGATGTTGTTCCTTTCAAGTTGTTTAATCCGAACAAACTTGAGCGGGGCATGAGCAAGATGGAAGCTTTGCGGTCTACGATTTTCGCGGAGGACAGTTCGCGTAATGCCACGTCGAGTATGTGGCGTAATGCCGGCCGGCCGAATCTTGTGTTGGAGACGCAGAACAGGTTGGGTGCCGCGGGTCGGCAGCGTTTGAAGATAGCGTTCGATGAGGCTCATGCGGGTTCGTCTAATGCTGGTCAAACGCTGGTGCTTGAGGACGGTGTTACGGCGAAGCCGATCCAGGTGACGGCTGTCGATATGCAGTACATTGAGGCGCGTCATTTGAACCGTGAAGAAGTTTGCGGCGTTTTCGATGTTGCCCCTCCGATGGTGCATATCTTGGATAGGGCTACGTTCTCTAATATCAGTGCCCAGATGAGGGCATTCTATAGGGATACTATGGAGCCGGTTATCCAGTTGCTTCAAAGCGTTATGGATAAGTATGTTGGCGCGTATTGGTCGCGGCCAAATATGATGCGTTTCGCTACTGATGATGTTATCCGCGGTGACTTTGAGGTTCGGATGGAAGCCGCGCATAAGGCTCTTTCTACTGGCGTTATGACCCCGAATGAGGCGCGCACTTTGGTTGGGTTGAATCGTTTTGACGATCCGAAGGCCGACGAGTTGTACGCCAACTCTGCTATTCAGCAGTTGGGTTCGCCTATGGAGCAGATTCGTATGACTGGCGATATTACCGGAGTTACCCCCGATGGTGTGGCGGTGCAGGCAACTAGTACGCCTGTTGCCGATCCTGCGGGTGGCCCTCCCCGAGCGGTTCCTGCCGCGTCAGCGAAACCTCGGCCGGCTCCTGGTGGGCCGCAGCCCGACAATGTTAATGCGAGCAGTAAACCTAAACCTAAGTTCTATCGCCAGATTAAGGGCGCGATGGGTCGGGGTAAAACTAAAGAGCAAATCGAAGCTTTGGCACTCACCATTTTTGAGAAGTGTGAGTCTGCCGTGGAGATTGAAGAACTTCTCCATTCGGTTCGTCTCGTCTATGAAGAAAAGGTTATGTCTGAATGAGCAAAATTACGGCTAAAGCCGTTGCCCACATTGAGGACGGCGAGGATGAGTACAGGTTCGGCCCCAATGGTGGTTTTACTGCCATTCTGAGTACACCTTCGCAGGATCGTGACGGCGACAAGTTGCAGCGTACAGAGTGGCTTGAGCCGCTTCCGGAGCGACTTCCGTTGGACATGGATCATGGCATGACGGTGGCCGACACTATTGGTTCGTTTCGTCCGTACTTCGATGATGATGTGATGAAGATGGATGCGTATTTTGCGTCCACTCCGAAGGCGCAGGAAGTCCGTACCCTTGTCAAAGAGGGTCATATTACTGCGGTATCTGTCGCGTTTATGACTGACCGCTCTAAGAAGGACGGCACTCCGCGGCGTGAGCTTTTGAACGCTGGCGTGGTGGCGATTCCGTCTAATCGTGATGCGCTGATCTTGGATTCCAAGGCCACTGATCTTAGTGAGCCGAAGGTAGATGTGGAAGCGTTCATTAAGGCCGCGAGTGGTGATACGGCTTTGACGCAAGCGATTCATGATGCCGCTGTTCATCTTGGCGCGGCGTGTTGTGAGACTTTGGTTTCTCCCGATGATGAAGATGGGGATGAAGCCGAGAAGTCTGTGGTTTCCGCAGACGTTAAGGAACCTAGCATTGCTGTTGAGGTTCCGGAGAGTTTTGATCTTGAAAACTTCAAGATCGCGTTACAAGAAGCACTTAATCCACCCGCCGACGATTCACCCGTTGATTCGCCAGTTGAGGCCGCTGCCGCTTCCGATGAGGAACCCGCACCCGCCGACGAAGCTGTTGAGGATGCCGCTGAGATTGTTGAAGTGGATACCGATAAGAGGGCCAGGGATATGTTAATGGCTCTTTTTGCTACCGAAAATCTATAACAAAGGAATTACTGAATAATGGCTACAAAAGCTCAGTTGGAGCTTCAAGGTCGCAGTATTGCGAAGAAAATCCACGACATTCAGAACGATGAGGCCAAGACTGGTGCAGAGAAGTCTGCCGCTCTTGATGCTGTTCAGGATGAGTGGGAAGCGCATGTTAAAGCGGTTGAGTCTTGCGAGCGCGCCTCTGATATGGCCGCGAAGCTGGGCAACTTTGGTGATTCGGCCGAGGATGCCGGCAGTGGCGATTTCTCGCCTGCCAGCTTCCGCGCCGCGAATCCTTTCGCTGCTAACACTCGCTCCTTGATTGCTACCCAGCTTGTTAACAGCAAGGCTTACCGCGAAATCACCGATTTCAAGGGCAAGAGCGAGTTCGACCGGATGCTTGAGGTCAGCACTAAGGCTACCGATGCTGCAAGTAACCTGATGGGCGAGCTTGTGGCTGGTGCTACCGGGCCGTCCGCTATCGGTCAGGCTCCGTTCGGTGCTGGCTCGTTTGCTCCTGGCATTCTGCCGACCTTCCTGCCGGGTATCGTTGAGCAGCTTTTCTACGAGCTGACTCTTTCTGATCTGATTTCGTCACTTCCGGTCACGACCCCGAATATCTCGTACCTGACTGAGAACGCTGGTACGTTCTCGGCTAACGCCACTGCTGAGAATGGATCGTATCCTTTCTCGTCAGATTCGGTGAGCAGGGTCTACGAGCAAATCGGTAAGGTTGCGAACGCAATGACCCTTACTGACGAAGCGATCCGCGATGCCGCGTATCTATACAACTTTGTCCAGGGTCGCCTGCTGCTGGGTATTCAGCGTCAGGAAGAAATTCAGCTTCTCGCTGGCGGCGGTTACCCCGGCGTTAACGGTTTGCTGAACCGTTCGACCACGTTCACGCAGACCACCGCTTCTTCGGTGTTCTCGCCTTCTTCGGGCGCAGCCGTGACCAACGTCGTGTTCCCGCCTGCCAACACCGCTGGTGCTGGCGTTGCTTCGCAGACCATTAGCTCGCTCCGTTACGGCCGTACCGTCACTGGTGCTACTGGTGTGTTCCCGACCGCTGGTGCGCTCGCTGAGAACATTCTGGATGCGTTCGTTGACATTGAGCTTGCTGTGTTCAAGAAGCCGAATGCGATCATCATGCATCCCCGCGATTGGGAGAAGCTGCGTATTGCTAAGGACAGCCAAAATCAGTACTACGGTGGCTCGTTCTTCGGTGCCGATTACGGCTACGGTGCCAACACCGGAAAGAGCCTGTGGAATACCCCTGTGGTGACCACTCCGCTCATGCCGCAGAACTCCATCCTGACTGGTTGGTTCGATCCTTCCACGCTGCAAGCTGCACGCCGCGAGGGTATCTCCATGCAGATGACGAATAGCAATGGTACTGACTTCGTTCAGGGCCATATCACCATTCGTGCCGAGGAACGTCTTGGCCTGCTGGTTTACCGTCCGTCTGCGTTCCAGCTTATCCGCGCTGTCGCAGGTTAATTCAAAGAGGTTGAGGGGGGCGCGGCTTCGGCCGCGTTCCCTTCCCCTTGAAAGGTGGTAGTTAATGGACATACCCGTTATCAGGG